AAACGATCAATCAAAATCTTAGAAAGTGTATATGTTCAACAAGTTGAAGATGAATTTAGGAGTTTAATGGCTGATGGCAGATAATGGTGTAAATAACTCAAAAGACTATGAGATAAAGAGTCTAGAGTTAATTAATTCTGGTGGTCAAACGATCGATTTGCGAGACATTTTTGTTGAATTGCAAATTTTTCAAGACATCTATTCTTCTGTCATGAGTGGAAACATACTTATCAATGATGGTAATGATACTTTCTCTAATTTTTATTTGTGCGGTAATGAATATCTAAAGGTAAGCATCGACAAACCTGGATTAAATCGTCCATTAGAAAGACTTTTTAGAATTTACAAAACTACAGATAGAAATCCATCGACTGATTCGGGTCAAACATACCTTCTTCATTTTTGTTCTGATGAATTGATATCATCACAAACACTAAATGTGAGTAAAGCGTATAAATCGACTAAAATTAAAAATATTGTTTCAGATATTCTATTAAATGAACTAGGTGTTGATCCGCAGAGAATTGCAAATTTAGAAGATACTTCTGGATCTTTTGATCTAGTTATTCCTGGGTATAGACCATTTGAAGCAATTCAATGGGTAACTTCTCGTGGGTATGATCAAAAGAAATTTTGTTATTTCTTTTTTGAGAATAAAAATGGGTTTAATCTGATATCGTTACAAACCATGATTAAACAAAAACCATATAAAAAAATTAGATATGAGATTAAGAAATCACAAAGTGATCCAGCATTAAATAAAGATTCGATTGACGATTTTACTATTTTAAGTGATTTTGATATGCTAACCTCAATATCAAATGGGTCATTCTCTTCTCGATTGCTATCGATTGACATATTCTCGCAAAAATTTGAGAATGTTGATTATAATTTGCTTGCAGCAGAAAGCCAAGGAAATTTAATAAACAAATTTAAACCTGTAAATTCATTTAAAAATTCTAAGAATGAAACTCTTTTCAATTCACCATTTTCATTCTATAGAACTTACCTGACAACCAATGATACTATCTCAGAAAAAAGTAATGATATTAAATTTTGGTTATTACCAAGAGCATTACACATGACGCTACTGAATCACTTTAGAATTCGAGTTGTAGTTCCTGGTGATATTGAGATGAAAGCAGGTGATATGATTGATTATGAATTTCCTTTATTTGAAAGTGCTCAAACAGGCGGTAAAAAATTCGATAAAGCAAGAAGTGGTAAATATTTGGTTGCCTCGATCAATCATAAATTTAGAAGCACTTCATATGAATGTGTTGCAGAATTAGTTGCTGATTCTTTTTCTGAAGCAATGCCTGTAGCAAAAGATGGATTAAATAAATTGACTAAAAAAGGTAAATAATTAAGTTATGCCAGGAGCAAAAAAAAGTTTTATTGGACTTGAAGGATTTATCTGGTATATTGGCGTTGTTGAAGATCGCCAAGACCCAGAGCAACTTGGTCGTGTCCGCGTTCGCTGCTTTGGTTGGCATACGGATGAAAAAAGTAAAATTCCAACAGAGCAATTACCTTGGGCGCATCCAGTAATTCCTGTTAACAGTCCAAATGCATATACACCGAAAGAGGGTGATATGGTTTTTGGGTTTTTTATCGATGGCGATAATGCACAGAACCCTGCAATCATGGGTGTGCTTCCAGGAAAGCCTGATGGCAAACCGAACTATACAAATGGATTTAGTGATCCAAGAACAAGTTTTGGGTCAGCACCAAATAAACCAGATGATCCTGCAGAAGCATATCCAAAGGGTAAGTATCTCAAAGAACAAACTACAAATCGTCTTGCTCGCGGCAAAGCAGATTCAACTGTAATTGCTACAAGAAAAAAGAATCTCAAGAAGAACATCGTTTCAGCAGGTGGAGTTTCTTGGAGCGAACCACCTCCTGCGTTTGCGCCAAAGTATCCATATAACAATGCTCTTGAAACTGAATCGGGGCATGCATTAGAATTCGATGATACTCCAGGTCAAGAGCGTATTCAATTGGCTCATCGTAAAGGTTCGTTCATTGAAATTGATCGAGATGGTAACGAAGTACACAAAGTTGTAAAAGACAATTATGAACTTGTGATGGGTTCCGACTATGTCTTTATCAGTGGTAAATGTTCTGTCACAGTTGGTGGAGATTGCAATCTAAAGGTTGGCGGTAATATGAATGTAGAAGTTGCTGGTGGCATTAATATGTCAGCTGGTGGCGATATTCGTATGAAAGGCAAGAGTGTGTTTGTAGAATCAACTGCAACTATGGATTTGAAATCTGGATCTACAACGAGCATCCAATCTTCAGGTAAATCAAGCATCAAGGGCAGTCAAGTTGCTCTAAGTGGCAGCAGTGTAGAGGTAGACGGAACTCTCAACGTTAAGTCTGGAACTAACTTGAAGGCAACTGGTGCAGATTCACGAGGCGATTCTCATAATCTAAGCGTTTCTGGTTCTGGTGCTTCTTCTGCATCGAGTGCCGCTGGTGCTGGTCTTTCTGCGGGAGGAATGGCTCCAGAAGTATCTGATCTTCAGGCTGCAACCGACGCAAATAAGGCTATTGAATCCTCAGTTAGTGCCGCTTCTTCAGTTGCGGCTGCGACTTCTGCTGCAGCCGCTGCAATTACTTCTGCATCAGATTCTATAGTTTCTGTTGGATCAACAATTGGTAAATCTGTTGCAGGAATTACAGAAACTATCAATAATGTATTCACCGATATAACTAAAAACGCAGACGTAATTATTAAAGATTTTAGCAGTAAATTGCCAATCGGAGAATTGACACAGAAGGTGCAAATCTTCGAAGGTGTTGTTAATATGAAGCGAGGTGAAATATTATCTCTCAAGGACGACTTGAGAAATGTAGTCATAGATAAAATCGGCAATATCGATGAACTATCTGCACTCAGAAATATTGAATTTAATGTAGATTCAGATCTACTACCACAGAAATTAACTGAAAAAATTCAAACGGTTCTTGGCAAGCGAATTTATCCTTTAACAGAAAGCATCTCTGCGGTCGATCAACAAATAACAAATGAGATAGACAGAACGTTGAATAGATTGATCTAAAATCGCTAATAAATAACATATAATTCTGCACTCACGGAAACATCAAAATAATGAGTTCGATCGTTCGAAAATTCTCTGATCTAGATCTTAATTTTTCAGCTCATCCTGTAACAAAAGATGTGATAAAAAAATTGAATGATAATGCGATCGCAGGTTCAATTCGAAACCTATTGCTAACCTCGCATTATGAGCGTCTATTTAATCCAGAACTTGGATCAAATCTTAAAAAGATGCTATTTGAACCAATCGATAATATCACCACCTCTATTATACAAGGAATGATACTTCAAACTATAAAAAATTATGAGCCACGAGTAACAATTGAAGATGTCATTGCAACACCAGATTATGATAACGATAGATACGACATTAAAATTGTATTTTTTGTAAACAATACTTTAGAGCCGATCACGGTCTCTTTTTTCCTAGAACGGGTAAGATAACATGGCAAATGTTGACTCAAAACTAAAAGTTGCAGAATTAGACTTCGAAGCAATCAAGTCTAATCTAAAAGGTTTCCTTAAATCTCAATCAGAGTTCAGTGACTATAACTTTGAAGGTTCTGGTTTGTCGATTTTGCTTGATGTTCTTGCTTACAATACTCATTATATGGGCTATTATCTGAATATGGTCTCGAACGAGATGTTTATCGATACCGCAATCAAACGCGAATCAGTTGTTTCTCACGCAAAACTACTCGGATATGTTCCTCGTTCACGAGTTTCTCCTCGTGCATTGATTGATCTAGAAATTACTCCAGTTCAAAATGATTCGAATAGCGCGATTGCTATTCCACGATTTACTAAATTTGTTTCTGAAACTATCGACGGTCAAAATTTTATTTTTGTGAATCCTGCTACTAGAGTTGTCTCTAAAAATTTAAGTACTGGATTATTTGTTGTTGAGTCTCTAGAAATCAAAGAAGGTCAGCCAAACGGCATAACCTTCTCATATAATTCTCAAACTAATCCAAAGCAGATCTTTGAATTACCAGATATTGGCATTGATACATCAACACTTCAGATTAAAGTACAACGATCAGCTCAAAATGCTAATCAAGAAACTTATATACTCGCCGAAGATGCTACGAATGTAAACGAGGATGCTGCTGTTTATTATCTAGAAGAAAATAAAAATGGAAAATATCAAATTTCTTTTGGTGACGATGTAATCGGTAAGGCATTAGTTGAAGGAAATATTGTTATTGTCTCATATTTGATTACATCTGGAACACTAGCAAATAATTTGAAAGAATTTAGACCTCTAGATACTATTTTAAATGGAGCAACGGTTGTCACAACTCTAGTTAGTGCCTCTACTTCAGGCGCGGCAGCAGAAAATATCGAAAAAATTCGTTTTACTGCGCCAAAAGCATTTATTTCTCAAAATAGAGCAGTGACAAAAAACGATTACATTGCTATTATTAATCGTGAATATCCATATTTTGAAGCAGTTAATGTGTGGGGTGGTGAAGAGAATATTCCACCAGTGTATGGTAAGGTATTTTTCACTGCAAAACCACTTGGTGGCTATGAAATTACTACAACTGAGATTGAATTTGTAAAAAATTCTGTAATTAAACCATATTCAGTGCTTACTGTTACACCTGAATATGTTGAAGCGGATTATAATTACCTTAATCTTGATGTCGAAGTCAATTTTGATCCGACAAAAACAGATAAAACGGCTGGTGAGATTGATGCTGCAGTAATTTCAGCGATTAGATCGTATGCAAACACTAATCTAAACAAATTTAACTCTTCATTTAGAGTTTCACAGCTGTCAAGAGCAATAGATGACGCTGATCCATCAATTATAAGCAATGATGTGAAGGTGTATCTAGAAAAACGATTTGCTCCAGATGTAAATCGCACATTAAGTTATACTCTTGACTTTGGAACTGAATTAAAACAAGGCACAACAACCGAAAGAATTCTTTCAGCTCCATCATTTAAGTATAATGATGATTCTGGAATTGTAAGAGACTGTTTTATCGAAGAAGTTTTGCAATCATTTACTGGAGTAGAATCAATTGATGTTGTAACTGGTGGAAGTGGTTATATTTCTACACCAACAGTTGTAATCAATGGTGATGGCACTGGTGCTTCTGCGAGAGCATTGATTGTAAATGGTGCTGTAAAACGAATTGAGGTTACTAATCCTGGAACTGGATATACCTCTGCAACCGTTTCAATTAGCGGTGGTGGTGGTTCGGGTGCAATCATCAAAGCAAGTCTTGAAGGTCGTATTGGTCGTTTAAAAATCTATTACTTTGACACTCAAAATGTAAAGAAAACATTAAATGATAATATCGGATCTGTTGATTACACTGGCGGAGTTGTAACTTTAAATAGTTTTGCGCCAGTAGAGATCTCTGATGCGTTTGGAACATTAGTCCTAAAAGCAATTCCTACAAAAAGAGTATTTTCTTCAATTAGAAATAGACTTACTGTTTTAGATATAACTGATCCAGCTTCAATTGTAACAAAAATTAACGCTGTGGTAGAGTCATAATATGACTGCAACTTCGAAAACAATATCTTCATTAATTAAGTCTCAAGTTCCAGACTTTATTAATGCTGAACACCCAAAATTTAAGAGATTCTTAGAGCTGTACTACACTTGGCTTGAGAATAATTCAGCCAATGGAATCTCCAATACCGCTGGTAATACAATTTACCATGCAATGGGCATAGAAAATTATAGAGATATTGATCAAACACCACCAGAATTTATAAAGTATTTTAAGCAAGAATTGCTTCCACATTTTCCAGAAAATACTGCTCTCAGCACAGAAAAGATTCTAAAAAGCGCAAGAGAATTTTATAATAAAAAGGGAACTGATGAGTCAGTTCGTTGGTTATTTAAAGCATTATTTGACGAAGATATTGAGATAACATTCCCAAAAGAATCGATCTTAAAAACATCAGATGGTAAGTGGATAAAACCAAAAGCATTTCGAATTAATATTTCGGAGTCTAATAAAAATCTAGATGTAAATCTTCTTGAGAAACGATTGATTCGAGGAGTTGAATCTGGCGCGACTTGTATTGTTGAATCTGCAAATAGAAATATTGATCCAACAAATGGTCGTGAGATCATGGAGATCTACATTTCTAATATCAAGCAAAATTTTAATAATGGAGAATTCATTGAAATTGATTACTTAGATGGAAATGGTATTGCAAGGGTATTCAGTGAACAAATTATTGGTACTCTCTCAAACATTCGAGTCGATTCAAATATTCGTTCAGACCCACAACAGCGACGCCGTGGATTATTATATAATGTTGGTGATCCAGTTGTGGTTACTGGTGGTCTTAGAAATTCTGCAGAAGCAGATGATGCTATAGCAATTGTTGGTAATGTTACACTCGGTTCTATCGAAGCAGTAACAATGGGTTTCCCTGGATATGGTTATCGTCTTTACTCAAATACAGAAACAATTGTCTTAAGAAGTATTGGTGATGATCCAAATTCAAATCTTTCTACTGATTTGCGCGTTTTAGCATTAAATTTAACTGCGTGTACATCAAACAGCCAGCGTAATTTCATAGAATCTATCACTTATGATAAATCAGTTATTGATTACTTATCTGATACCGATATTGGAAATGCTAATCTTGCAGCATTTACAACGAACAATAGAAATTCGTTGATCAATGTCACTGAAAATGATAAAGATGACCCGTATGATAACTTTGAAGAAATTTGGGCAAATGGAACTAACTTTTTTGATGCATTGTTTACTGCTAAAATAGCAACACCAAATACCAGTATATTTGGTGTTGGTGGAGTTAGTGCAAATACTGGTAATTTATTAGTTTATGATGTTTCGAACACTGGACCACTTGCAACAGTATTAACTGGTGCTCAAATAAACACAAAAAACACCACTAAATCTTTTATATTTAATAGTGTGACAAATGCAAGTGTTCCTGCAAATGCAAATAGTCTGATTATTCAGTGTTTAGATTTTGAAACTGTAAATACAGGTGGTGTTGCTCTTGTATCTGTGCTAGATGGTGGTGCAGGATTTAGAACAGAACCATCGATTCAGATTACATCTCATTATGATACACATTTATCTGAGCAATATAATTATGAAACGCAAAAATTATTAAAGAAAACATATTGGCAAACATTTAAAGACCTTGGTTTAATTGCACATGTTTCTATTGAGAATGGTGGTAGTGGATATGTTATTGGAGATGGATTGCGATTTACTGGTCGTGGATATGATGCTAATGGATATGTTCAAACTGTTGGTGCAAATGGAGCAATCACATCAGTAATATTAGATAATAGAGGTGAGGGTTATTATGCACGACCATCAATCGCCGTTCAATCTGGCGGTGGTTCTGGTGCAGTTTTCACTGGTTATTTGTTTGGTGATGGTGAAACACACTCTATTGAAACAAGTGCTCTTGGTCGCATTAGAGACATTCGTTTAGTTTATCGCGGATTTGACTATATTAATACTCCAAATGTTTCATTAAAAGTTGTAGACACAGTAATCAATCCAGTTCCAGAAGCCAATACATTTACAGAAAATGAATTTATTTTTCAAGGGGCATCACTTGTCGCTTCAACTTTCCGCGCTAATGTGAAATCATATAATGCTACTTCGGGAGTATTACGACTTTTCAACTTCTCTGGCGCGATAAACAATACAATAGATTTGATCACATCAAGTGGTGTTTTTTGTAATGTAAACACATCTGCGAATGTTCCCGCTCCCGCTCAATATCCATCATCTATTATCGATATTGGATTACCAAATCCAATGTACTACGGTAATGGTCGAGCAAAAGCCAATGCTCTATTTGCTAATGGACTAATCGAGTTTAATGGATTTTTCTTAAACACAGACGGATTCTTAAGTGCAGATAAAGTTCTGCAAGATGATACTATCTATCACAATTTCTCATATATTATACAATCAGATAAAAATCTTGTTGATTTTGAAACACCAATTAAAAATATTGTTCATCCGTCTGGTCTAGAATTAATTTCTAAGACTATGATTCGATCGGAAGAACAAGTCGATATTCCAGTGTTTGCAAATGTTGATTTAATAATGCCTGGAAATGGAACATCAAATGTGCAGGTATCTAATTCTTACTCAAACATAGTTACTGGGAATTCAACATTGTTCTTACCAAATGTTGGAAGTATTAATTATTCGAATACAC